AGTTTGTGCGCGAAAAAAAAAAGAGAAGGAGCCTTAGCTCACTCCTCATAGATGACTCGTCCTGTGGCGGTATCCACGATTTGTAGTTTCGTCTCCTGCTCCTGAACATAATTCTCTTTATAATAGTTAAGTTCCTTTTCCATCGCTGTCATTCTCTGATTCATGAAGCAAATCGCTCCGAACGCCATAAACCCAGCTACAATAACTGTGATTTCCACAGCTATCTTAACCTTCGTCATAACGTCGTCGATTGCCATTGCCCATTTTTCTTTTCTTGTATAACAGTTCATTCTGTTCTCCTTTCTAAAATATAAAAGTGTTAATGTTCTATTTCATACCCTGCAAATATTGCGCACGCATTTATTAGGAAAAAAGAAGAGCACCTGTTAAAGATGCCCTTCTCATTTTTACAATTCGACAGCTTCTGCCTCTATAGTTGAGATAAGTTCTTTTACTTTGTCTACCAATGCATCATTTAGCCAAAAATATCTCCCACTTTGATCATCGCGATACAGGACCATTGCGCTAGGTTTATCGTCTGATATGTTAATCAGAAGTCCTGATAATGGTCTTTCATTTGATTCTTCAATAGTGTTCAGTGTTGCTTGATTCAGCTTGACAGTGTTCAACGTAATTTTTGCCATTGCTTTTCTCCTTCTATAATGCGACATAAATTGTCACTATAAGGCCTGTAAAATATAAACAAAAAAGAAGACCACCTGTAATAGATGATCTTCTTCTGGTTTCTTATCAACGCTTGGGTTCGGAATACTTCCGTCTCCACTTGCTGATTTTCACCTCTCCTTCCTTCTCGCCTGCGCGCATGCAGTCTTTCACTATACCATTGATGTCAATTCCGGCATCAACCATTTCGCAAATTCTAATGCATGTCCACAAGCCTCCTACAAAGAAGCCGAGGGTTCCTACAGTTGCAAATGCTACGATTTTCTTCATTTTAAATACCTCCTTAGTTGTTAATAACCTATTATACGGCCTGCAGAATATGCACAAAAAAAAGAAGAGCCCTTGTTAGGACTCCTCTTCGACCTCCAGACTATCTAACCATTTCTCGGTTTCCTCCAACGCTTGTTCAAGTTCCTCACTGTAATAATCGGTGCGATTGGCCAGAGCCTCTATGTATCTTTCATTAGCCGCTACGATTTCTTTAGTCTGTTCAATGCTTCGAGATGTTTCCTCGATTTCTTGCTTGACCTTTAAAAATGTAGCGGCAGTATGACTAAGTCCTAAAGCTGCTCCACCCGCCAATAACGCCAATTTTAACCTTGGTGTAAGTTTTAACATACGTTTCTCCTTTCTTGATTGTTGCCGAATGTCTATACTAGCACCTGTAAAATATAAACAAAAACAGAGAGCCACTGTAGTTAGTGACCCTCTGTGACAAATCATTCCGTAAAATACTTTTCAGCGTCTTCCTCTGTTTCCAGCAGCTTTCCTTCCTTTCTAAGTTTATCAACGATGTCCTTAGGCATAAGCGTACCGCTAAAAGGCAACGGTTCGTATTCAATTTCGACTTTCGGAGTAAGGTTAAGACTTTCTACTGATTTCTTAACCATCTCGTCTGTTTCTTTCTTGATACGAGCGTTTTGCCGTGCGGTGATCGTGCTAACAACGACTCCGCTGATTACCATTCCGATTAACATTGCTGTTTTCTGTTTCATGATAGTTCACCTCCGTAATACGACACAATTGTCACTATAAGACCTGTAAAATATAACCATCATCTCACCTTATCTAGCAGCCAAAAGAACTTCCTATATCGTTCATAGTAGTAATCTTTACCGCATGGAATTCCGCGCGTTACTAATATTCCATAACTAACCCCGCATGTCACGCCTTCAAAAATATAAGTCCAAATCCCTTCATCCGCTTCCTTGCAACACTTCATTATCATCTTCATATAACCGTCCAACTCTGCTGCTCTAAGAGCTACCTTGGAAACTTTGTCAGAAACTCCACTTCCGGGAATTTTTCCGTATCCGTAACTCTGTAATACCGTTAATCTGACGTATTCCTGTCTCCATTCTTCATACTGCATACAGAAGTGTTTGAGTTCCAGCATCCTGTGCTTAGAAATATAGTAGGGATTCTTCTTGCTGACTTCGTTGCGAATTATTGTACTCATCTTCCGCACCTCCGCCATCTAATGAAATATAGAACTTCCTCGTCACTGAACCCGACGAGTTCATCTATGAGTTCCAGTTCTCCCAGTGAAATATCTCCAGGATTCCTTAATTTACGGTATAGCGTACTAGGGGCTAAACCGCATCTCTTAGCTAAATCCGATACTCCTAACCCTTTCAATCGAGCTCTACCTTTAATAATGTTGCTTCTGTTGTCTTTTTTCATGTTTACCTCCTTCGACAACTGTGTTAATGTGTAGATGTCGAGGAGAAAAAAGAAAGCACCCGTTAAGAGTGCTCTCCAATAGTCGATGTTACCAGTTCCTTATTAAGAAGTCTTCTTATGCGCTTCTTTCTTAACTGCTTGTTCTTGCGCTGCGATCCAGCGTGATGCTTTCTCGCAGTTAAGGGTCCGCACAAGGCCAGCTTCTTAAAAATATTATTCTTCATAGTTCCACCTCCTATTAAACCACCTGTAAAAAATGCACAGAAAGGAGCCCTCGTATGAAACTCGAACAATTACCCTCAGGTTCTTACCGCATACGCATCATGATAGACGGCCACAGATACACCTTTACCGACAAGGACAAACTCCGTGTAAAGGCTAAAGCAGCTCAGTTCGCAGACCAGCATAGAGAGGCCATAGACAATCCTACTCTCTTGCAGGCCATGGACAAATATATAGATGAGCGTAAGAAGATCCGCAGCCCATCTACTATCCGAGGCTACGTTGATATCGTTAACCGCCTATCAGCTGACTATCCTCAGATATGTAACAAGAAGCTTACTGCCTTACGAGAGTCGGACATCCAGACCATCGTTAACACCCTCGGCTTAGCTCCTAAGACTATCCGTAACTACATAGGATTCATACAGGCAGCAACCGGTCGAAAATATAACGTTGCTCTGCCTCAGAAGGTTAAGCCTCAGGTTAGGATTCCTAATGACATGGAAGTTGCTGGGTTAATCAGACTTGCTCAAGATATGTATCCGGACTTGGAAGTTCCCGTTATGCTGGGTTGCTTTGGTCCATTACGCAGAAGTGAGATTTGCGCCCTGACGCTAGACGACTTTGAGGGCGACTGGGTAAATATAACTAAAGGACTGGTTAAGGATGAGCACGATAAGTTCCAGTTGAAGGACATACCCAAGACTACAGAATCTGCAAGGAGAATCAAGCTACCTCACTTTGTGGTTAAGAAAATTAGAGAACAGGGCTACGTTACCAAATATAACCCTGATCAAGTCAGCCACTACTTTAGGCGTATGCAACAGCGCGTTGGGCTAGAAGACGTTTACTGCTTCCATTCTACTCGTCATTACTGTGTCTCTTCTCTTCACGCCAACGGACTGCCAGACGCCTACATCATGGAACGAGGTGGTTGGTCGACACCCGACGTTCTGATCTACGTCTACCGCCACACCATAACTGATGAGACGGCTGCTCTTACGGACAAGGCGCTAAATCACTTCGATTCCGTGACCAAATTCGTGACAAATTAGGTTCTCAAAACTGAAAAAATTAAAGCATTTGTAAGAATTGATTCTCAGAAAAGCCAATGAAAAACCCGTGGAAGGCCTATTCGACCGACCACGGGAATTTTTTGCGAGTGGAGATAGCGGGATTCGAACCCACTTACATTGCCCATAAATATAAGCTTAAGCCACTACTCATGACCAATTCCGTGACCATACGTCTCCACTTTTATTTGATCAACATTTGCTAGCAGGGATGTTAATCTCTTAATGATTGTCGGACTCTTCTTCCTCGTCCTCCGTTATTACAGGGAACTGATCAGCAATCGCATTAGCGCCTCTGCCACCTTCGCCGTTAATAGCTGCTACAGCTTCTGCGATGTTCCTTGCGTCATTGATTCCCTCGGCGTTGGGATACTTCTCCTGCAGCTTTTCAAGAATTGTGTTAGCCATAAATCCTCCTCATCAAAGAGCGTCCATCATACGCATATACATCTGACGCTCATCTTCGTTACGTGCGTTTGCGAGTTTCATCTCCAGATCGTGCCGCATGGTCTGCTTGGCTCCGTCGTCTCTGGAATATCCCATCGTAGAGGAGTACCGGCCCATAGAATCTCTGCCCTGAGAAGACCACATTGGCATCTGGGTTCTGGAGTTTCTCCCGTAGTAACCCATAGAAGAATACATCTCTTCCTCGGGATCCTTTCCATAGGTTTCCATAGCACAGATAACGGAGCAGTCCTTAACGATGTCAATTGCCTTATCCATGCGGGTCAGCTCATCGGGAGTAATGTCACCTTTCTTGTTAATCTTATCGATCTGCTTACACAAGAGGTCGACAAAATCTGTAATTGTGTTCATCTGTTCACGAGTCATAGACATAATATATTTCCTCCCCTTAGTTAGTGGGCGGCATGATGATCAAGTGAGGTTTGTTGACATCAACAGCAGCGCCCGTAATGTTCTTCACCGCGATCTGTGTGCAGCAACCAACCGGAATCGTTATAAGCTTTGCAAGACTGATATTGAGCAAAGCTTCCGCCACAGTAGGAGTTGTCGTAGCTACAACGGTCTGGTCAGCCTCTCCGTTAATGGAAATTGCAAACGAAATGGGTCCGGGTGTGCCGCCTTCTGGTATGCTTACATTGGCATGATACAGTGCGAGAAGCCTTACATATCTTGTGCAGGGGTTTGTGACCGGAGGCTTAATAGTAAATATACCAGAACCATTACCATGAAGAATTAAGCCCCTAGCGCAAGGAGTAATATTATCGAAGAGCACGTTCTGGTTGTCTTCGACAGTCTGATCCTGAACGTTTCCATATTCTGCTGCCATAATTATTCCTCTTCTTTCTTATCTCCGTGCTGGAGCGTATCGTCTACATTGTTAATGACATCCCTGACAAATTTGGGAACAGGTATACCGAGTTCATCAGCGTTCTCCAGAATTGACATGACTTCCATAAATATAATGTAGAAGCTAACGCAATTCATGATCACGTTAGGAAGTATAAGACCATAAGAAATCAGTTCTCCAACTACCAGAATCATGATCTCTCCAGCCTTCTTAGCAAGACCGGCACGCATAATTGCACTCTGGAAATCGTTGTGTGCCCATGCTTTGATGATGCCTGTAAGCACGTCGATCGCCATCAGTCCCAATGGAATGAATAAAACCCACAGCTCATTACGGAAATGAAACTGCTCTACAAACTGCAAAATATCTTCCATAGATCCTCCCTTACGCTACAGCGCCGCAACCACAGCCAAACGTCTGGGGACCACAGCAGTTAGGGTTCTGGACTGTATAGCAAGGCTTGGGTGTAGGAG